GAATATCGCCTTTAAGGACCATTCCTCTTGCTGGTAATCTCCAGCCTTTATCTTTTGTCTCTTCGTTTGGACCTTGCGTTAAAAATTCGTATTTGTCTAGCTTGAGTTGTTTTAACTCTGCTTCGTATTTGCGAAGAGTTAATCTTTCTTTAACTAGAATTTGAAAATATTTATGGTGGAGTTTAGGGGTGTCTAAAGAAGCATCCCCTAGCTCGGTCTTATCGACCTGAGTGTCTTTTTCCCACTGCTCAAAAATTTCATCAATCTTCATATTATCGCCTTTGACTTTTAAACTGTCAATAGTATACTATAATTCTGGAAAAAAGTAAAGATCTTTATACGTTATTAATGTCGTAATAAGTATATTTAAATGTAGCAGACGCTTCGATATAATTAACATCGTCGTCCGTTGTATTGAAAACTGCACCAGTCAAACTTGTTGGATGTGCATCTGTGAATACGATTTCATAATTAGCCATTTTTGTAGAAGAAAGAACCATAAGAGAAATATCCGAAGTTTCGCCATCTCCTGTATAAGAAGGGTTTTCTCTGATAGCCTTTCTTTCAACAAAATCTTTAGGCTTACCAAGAGCCTTCATCCAATTATGAAGCTCTAGATAATTTTGTAGATCTTCGTCGACCTTAAAAGTAATATTAAGTAAACCGTAATCTAAGTGATCCCCAATTTGCGGTATAACGACCATTGGGTTTGATGTGATAACAGGCTTTAAACTTAGGTCTGGTATATTAACTTTCTGAATAAAGAAGTTGACATGCGGTGCTTTCTTAATCGTGAACTTGAAATTCAGAGGACTTAGAAAGTTTTTATTAGATGGTGTGTTATCTATCGCTGTCATTTTAACTCCTTTCTACTATTTATATGAGGATATAATGGACTTTAATCATCTAAAAACTGACAAATTTTCTTTCGTCCTATATGAAAATATTTACGACGATGAAGAACTACAAACCATATACAAAGAATGCATATTCTTATGCGATGAAAAGAAATTAGAATTGACTGCTAATTCTGGCGCTGCACGAGATAAAGAGGGTAATCTTTTAAAAACTAACAAAGGATTATTCTTGGAAGATATCTACTCTGAACCTATGAAGTTTTCAAATTACCTGAGGTTATCAAGTAAACAATTCGAGTATCTTCCTTTTTCTGAATTAAACGAAAAGGATAACAATTTTGAATTCTTTTCGAAGAACTTTTATAATACTAGGACTCTGTTTAGCTACTATCAAGATAATGATTATTACTTAACACACAGAGACGCTAGTGAATTTACTTTTATATTTTGGCTGTTCAAAGAACCAAAACAATTTACTGGAGGAGATTTGATTCTGAACGATATTGATTATCGGGTAGAAATTAAAAATAATTCAGGGATATTATTTCCGTCAAAGGCTATGCATACAGTAGAGCCAGTAATTATGAAAGACAAAACACCATTCAATAGGATGGGAAGATTTTCTTATTCAACCTTTATATACTAAAAAGGGGGAGCCGAAGCTCCCCCTAAGTTTTTCGCCACCTTGCTTATGTGGTTCTTACATAAGGTTGTTAACGATAAGACGACGGTAGTACTTGTTAGTGCTGATAGCACGACGTCCAAGACCCTGGTTAGTACCTTCGGCGAATGGGTTTGCAACCATGCCGTAACGAGTCTTAAAGCCGATCTTTGGCTGGAATGATGACTGGTCAACAGCACGTACCATCTGTAGTGGAACGTATGGGCAGTAGAATAGACCAGCGTCGAATGCTGATGAACCCTTATAGCCGACTGTTAGGTAGTTACCACCTAGAGCGTATGGATCGATATAAACCTTTAGACGTCCGTTTAGGATACCAGCGAAGGTATTACCTGTATCGTCAACCTGTAGGTTGTTTGAGTTAAGGGCAGGAGTGTAGTCTAGAACACCAGCCATCTGTAGAGCAGAAGCAACGTCTGAAGAACAGATAACGATGTTACCCTTACCACGACGAGTCTGCTTGGCGATAGCATTGGCTTCACGTTCTAGCTGGAACATAAGACCCTTGAACTTCTCAACTGACCAACGACCGTTTGAATCAGTATCAAGATCGAAGATACCTGGAGTAGTTGTGTTTTCCTGAGCGCCAGCTTCAGCAGTGATGTTGATAGTACGAACAACTTCACGGTTGATTTCGGCTAGGATTTCAGCTGATAGAATGTTTGCTAGTTCTGTTTCAGCGTCTAGACCATGGATAGCCTTAAGATCCTGAGCTAGTTCCATAGTGTACTCTGCCTTTAGAGCACGAGTGTTAGCTGATACAGTAACCTTCTCGATTGAGAAAGCCATTTCTGGGAATGCAGTATTGGCATCAGTTCCTAGGGCTTCAGCCTGGAATGTTGACATACCGTAACCAGTGTTATAAGTGTTAACAGCTGTTAGTGGTGAAGTGTTAGTAGCACCTGGGATGGTACCAACATGCTTCTGACCAAGAGTGTTAGCTCCTGAAGTAACAGATGAGAACTGAGTGTTAACTTCGTTGTAGAATGTTTCTGCGCCGGAGTTGTTGAATGACTGGACTGAAGAGTTTCCGCCAGTAGCATAACGTGAACGCATTGCGAAGATAAGTCCAGTTGGACCAGTCATTGGCTGAACGCCGCAGATATCGTAAGCAATTAGGTTAGGCATTGCACGACGAACTAGAGAAATTAGGACAGGATCGAAAGTATCGATACCACCAGTTCCCTGAGTTGAAGATGAAGCGCCCATTAGGTTGTTATGAACGAATGAATCAGTTTCAGTTAGAGTCTGATACTGACCATGTGAAGCTGACTCACGAAGAGCCTTCTCTGTGTTCTCGAGCATAACTGCAGTTACTGAACGGCGGTGCTGGTCCTTAATGGTACCAAGAGCGTCGTGGTCAAGAACTGGTGCCCACTTGTTTTGAATTTCCTCAGCTAGATACATTTGTTTTCCTTTCTAAGAAATAAATATCTTTTCTATTTATAATATATTACTTTTTAACTGTTCTTGCGAGAGCCTGAACGTAACGGCTGACCGAAGGATCAACGTTAACAACAGATTCATTAATCTCGCCTTCAAAAGTTTCTTCTTCAATGTTTGAAGAACTTACAGTAGCGTCATTCTTGAAGTAGTTCTCCTTAACGATCATTAGCTTCTTTTCGAAAACTTCTAGATCGCCGTCGAACTCAATTCCCTCTGCTAGAGCAGCGAACTTTTCTCTCTGAGTCAGTGCAAGATCAGAAGAAATGTTCTCAAAGATTTCATTTGCAGATGAAACTAGCAAATTATTCTTTAGCTCAACATTTTCAGAAATTATTTCATTCATCTTTTCTTCGAGAGCAGCAACCTTCTCGGCCATTGCCTCTAGAACGTCAACCTTATTCTCTGGAACATTGATGTAATGCTCAGCGAATAGGCTCTTCAATCCATCAACGAATTCTTCTGCGAGTTCGTTGCGTAGAGTTGATTCAATAGCTACTTCATTTTCCTTCATCCAGTTTTCAACACAATAATCAAGATATGTGTCGAGCTTTGAAGTTACTTCTTCATTGAAGTTAGCGATTTCTTCCTGTAGCTTAGTTTCGAATTCTTCTTCAAGACGAGTAGTCTCAAGAATAGTTCTTGCTGAAACTGCAGCTTCGAATAGTGTAGAAATGTTTTCTTTAAATTCTTCGGAAAGATCCTGGCCATTGAACATTTCTTCAATGTCTTCCTTGACGTTTAGCTTTGGCATAGCATCACGAGTCTTTGGACCTGAACCAGTAGTCATGTCAATTGATGACTGATTCTGTGCTGACTTATCGCCAACACCATGATCCTTACCTGGACCAAACTGAGCCTGAACCTGATTGAAGAAATTGATTAGGTCAGAATTACCCATACCAGCCATGACATTCATAACGCCAGTCATTGCCTTTAGCTTTGGCATAGCTTCTGAACCACGAGCCTTTGGATGAAGTGAAGATGCAGCGAGTGTTTCCTCGTCCATCTTTTCTTTCTTGTCTTTCTTGTCCTTCTTTTCAGACTTAGAAGACTCTTCTTCCTCTTCTTCTTCCTCTTCGTGCTTTGCCTCGGATACAGCAGTATCCTCTAGGTTAGCAACATCTTCAAGATCGAATTCTTGGTTATCCATTGAAATAGTCTCCTATTAGTGAAATTTACATATATTTATAAAAATTTAGATTTTGCTAAAGAAGTAAGATATGCTTCAAATATAGCAAGTTTCTTTTCTTCTAACTGCGCTTTTGAAATCTTATGAACAGTCTTTTTAATTTCATGAAGTTTTTCTTCATGCCATGTGTTCTTGACTGGATCGTAAATCCACTCAACGTTTTCCATAATACCATTTACGAAGCAACCAGGACCACTAGGGTCAGAAACAATATCAACTGTTGAAAGTTTGAAATCGGATTGAACAACCATTACACCTTTTTCTTCTTTCAAAGAACCCATACCACGTGTAGAAACACCAAGCTGTCCACCTGATTCAAGGAGACCTCTAGCAATTTCACCCATTGGAGTTGATGTAATTTTGGCTTTACCGTTTACGTAGTTACCATCCCATGATAGTTCTGTAATGATATGTGAAACACGGTCTAGGTTAATTGTTGGTCCTGAAGGATGATTCAATTCGCCGAAAGCTCTTTTGGCCTGAACAACTTCTCTGAGATATCTAGAAACTTCATTTTCTAGAATATCCTTTTTATACATTCTACCATTCTTATTCTTTTCTTCAGCGGTCATGAAACGACCAGTAATATAATGGCTTCTTTTACCGTCTTCAGATCTCTCAGTAATATATTGAGTATCTTCGTTTAATTCGGCGATGAGTTTCATCTCTTATCCTCTGTATGCTACTGGAGTTGCTAATAAACCAGTACCTTGAAGTGTATCTGTTAATGATTTAACAACATAAATTGGAGCTGTATTTGTAACCGTTGTGTTAGCATATACAACACCATTAGCATATGCAATATTAAGAACAGCAGCAGTAGTTGGGTTTACAACTCTACAAAGATTTGCAGTGTTGCCAAAATTGTTTGCTGTAGTAATTGCTCTTTCGGCGCCAAGTAATTTAATAAACATTATAGAGTCCCCACATCTAATCTACCAGTTGTCCATCCAGAGGCTCCTGGTCCAGTATAATCTGTATTTGTTGCAGAACCTGATTCTGACTGACCATGCATTTTCCACGCTTTGGCATAAAGAACCTGAGTGCCTTTTTCTTTACCATATTCTTTTACGAAACGCTCTTTGTTGGCCTTAACCCATGCTTCAATCTTTGGATTTGGCGGAGCGACTTCGCTGATAACTTCTTCTTTAACAGTTGCTTTTTTGTCTAGTAAAACTTTCTGACCAAACTTTGGAATGTCTTTTGGTTCAATACCTGGAGGGCATTTTTCTGTGCCATGCATTTCGCACATAACGCCAAGACCAGTATGATTGCACTTAGAGGTTGCTTCTCTTAACTTTTTACCCTTGGCAGCAGCTGCCTGAAACTTTTCTTTGCCGTATTTCTTACGCCCAATAGCAGCAGCAACGGCTCCTGGATCTCTAACGTCGCCTTTGGCAGCGATAGATGCTTTGAGCTTCTTAAAACCCAAATATTTTTCGTCAAGCTCCTCTTCGGCTTCTTCGTAAACCTTAGCGTCTTGCTTGTCGTATTTGGCAACTTTTATGTTACTACCTTTGAACACTTCGTCGCCATTGCCAGCAGGATCTTCTTTTCTGCTAATTTTATGTTTCTTTGCAAACTCAATTTCACCCTTGTTACCTTCAGGTGACATGGCGAGATTTGTTAGATCGTTTGGTACTTCTTTACTAGCATTTACACCATGCTTTGTAATATCTCTAAGCGGCTTCGCCATTTTCTTCTTCCTCTGAGTTGTCTACGTCCATATCAGCAGCGCCAAACTCATCATCATTTTCAGCTTCTGGTTCATAATTATAAAGCTGCTGAGCGACTTCGATTTTTTTATTTTCTACTGCAGTTCTAATTCTATCAGTAACAATATCAGCAAACGCTGTTTCGAACTCTAATGGTTTCTGAAGAACAGCTGCAGAAATTAAATCATTTATTCCATATTTATTATCTTCTGACATTACATCTCACCTTACTGTTGTTGTTGCGGCGCACCACCAGCTAGCGCCTTTGTAGTTAAACCTGGATTCTTGGCGATAACTTGAACAGCCGCTTTATATTTGGCTTCATCAGCCATAGTTCTATTGCCCTTTGGCATTTTCTTCATCTGATCGACGATAATTTCAGCCTGACGAACTTGTTCAATTCTTTGCTGAGTTTCTGGGTCTGGTCCACCCATTTGTCCTTCAACTCCAGGCTGCAATCCTTGCTGTCCTTGTTGTTCCATCATATCAGTTTGCATTGCCATTTGTTCGTTGCTGAGAATAGTTGGATTAATCCATCTAGATTCACCAGAATTCTGTTCCTTACCAATCTGACCGTCTTGTTCTTTCATATCAGTATCAGTCTGCTTAAGAACATTCTTACGAATCCACTGATGTGAATAATACTGACCAGCGATTGGTTGCATTGAAGCAGCAAGCTGAATTCTACCATTAAGCATTTCAGCGTCTTTAAGCTCGCCAAAATAATTATCTGATGAGAAGTCAAAACGGATATTTGCTGCTAGCATTTTCCAATCATCAACCGTTGTTACACCCTTAAGAACTAACTGCTTTTCAAGTAGCTTTAGGAACAACTGTGAGAATCTGTTTCTTAGACGAACAACAAACTTCTCGAATTTAAGTTCGTCTCTTGTAATTTCTGTTGCTCTACCGATAGAGAACAAAGCATCTGAATTAAGTCTTGACACCGGAACATTAAGCGCCTGTAAAAACTTCTTTTGGAAGTATAGGACGTCGTCCATTTGTCCCAGTGTCTGGCCACCTGGTAGGGTAGTAACCTCCGTACCTCTACCACCTTCACGGCGTGG